CTGCGGTTCCAGCGATCTTTACGTATAAACCATCAATAGTTATATCACGTCCAAAAGAAATTTCCTCTTGTGGAAAAACTACAGTAGTAATTGAACTAGTTGGACTAACAGAGTTTTGAACCGCCTCTGCTACTTTATAAAAACCGGCCGGAGTAGCTACTGTTGATAAAGCTCCGAACACTAGTTGTGACTGCTTTTGCCACGGAATATAAAAATTAGGAGTTCCTAGGACAGGCCAATTTTCTAACACAAGTCCTTGAATACCATTGCCATATCCTATATCAGAAACAGCATTTACAGAACCCCATGTACCATTAGAAGCATTATACATGAAAATACTTGAGCCTGCATAAATAGCATAAAACAAAGTCTCCGTACCTAACATAAATAACGAAATAGCTTTAGACCCAGCCGATACATTAGGCTCGCTCAAAGTTGGAGACAATAAAGGAAAAAGCTGATTCTTAATCTTCTCACCAATAGGTTGCATACTTTGTACAAACGAGTACACATTAGAATTACCTACAAAGAATCCAGCCGCTCCATATTGAGAATTAAGTACAGAATTCTGACAACCCTCACCTTCTGGTGCTAGATCTACATGGGAAAAATTAAACGGTAAAACTGAATTCCCAGTTACAGTTCCGTAAGAAATTCCCTTAGCTCTAAGAATAAATAAGGTACTATTATTTACAAAACCACCGTTAATAATATCCTCAATATCTTCAAGTTGATCAAAACCAGCTCCAGTTACGTTACCAGAACTATTCAATGGATTCCACGTACTGAAATTTCCGGCCACACTCCAAGCTACAACCATCTCAGGGCTTGCAATTACAGTACCAGGAGATGGATTAATACCTAAAGCTAATAGAGAACCACCAAATTTCTTTAGTGTTGCGGCACCTACATATTGCGAGGCCAGTGAAAATACTCCATTTACATATTGAAATATAGCCGTGCAACCACCACCCGATAAATAAAGATTCTCCCCCTCAGACACAAACGACAACGGAGATGGAGGTACAGCTGTTGGGTAATTATAAGCATTTATACCTCCTTGAAAACCTGCATTGAGAGTAGCATAAGTGCCTAAAGATGGAACTATACCAAAACTAATATGTGTGCTATTAGCAACTGCGCCTGTTGCAATAGTCGTTAATGTAACTGATGTACCTGATACATCTACTGAGGCTGAACAAATAACCGAAGGTAGAGCTGTAACAGCTGCGGCAAAAGCAGTAGCCATAGCTGAAGGTGTATCTGTGGAGGGAAAACTATAAGGCTCTACTGTATTACCTGAAATCAAATTAATAAATGTCGTACTAGAACCAGGAGGGCCAGGTTCAAACAATACATCTGCAGTAGCTGAAGTAGCTGGAGCGGTTGTAGATGCCTGAATAAAATTGAATACTATCCCCGCTGGTATAGCCGTGTTAGAAGAAGGCCATACGAACAAACAAAGTTTAGTTTGAAAACCACCAGTCACAGAAGTGGTATCTCCAATAACAAGAGCAAAGTTTTGATAACCAGCTGATTGAGTATAGAAATTACCAAATCCACTCAATAGCGGCGTGGTAAAACCAGTCACGGGCAAATGCAAAGTAATAGCTAGTGGCTGTAATGACACAGCCACTAGCTGGTTATCAATTACAACAAATCCCTGTAGCACAGTTTGACACTTAGGATCAATATACGCCGGTGGTGCAGACGAGTCTATACCACCAAAAGGAGCCTCTAGTCCTCCGTAAGTGATCTCTAACTCAACATTGTTATTAGCTATTTCTCGTGTCTTAATTACTCCCACAAGAGACTCCTAGTTACTTGGTGCCAAGGAATAGATCGACTTCGCCGGTGTATGTACCACCAATAGTAATAGGGCCAGAAAGCCAACCCAGTTCACCAAAAGTTATCTGTTGTGAATTAGCTCCCCATATAGAGGTATAAATCCTACCAGCTACGTCTGTAATAGTGAATGTATTACCACTAGCGCCGCCTGTCCAGGAACCACCTTTAATTTTTACATTCTGGGTTCCAAAAGGAGAAGTTACAGCGGTACCGGCACTGAATTTCCAAATACGACCTGTAAAATCTGATGCCATCCTACATTCTCCTTAGTTAAAGTTATAATGACAATGAAACACTACCCCATAAAAAAGCAAATTGCCACTACCCTGAGTGGTGAAATTCAAATTCAGAACCACTTCAGAATCCGGTGTCACTAGCATCGCTGGTGTTGTTACAGCGATGCTTTTAACATAAGGCTGCGCCTGAGTTAACGTTGGTAGACCATTAGAACCAAGGGTAATCAGGTTAGTAATCACAGGCGCTGCATTGTTAGCAAATACTGTATTAGTTAAACCGATAGTAGCCGTAGTAAGAGCTGCTCCTCCAACAGTATAAATAACATCTACACTATCAATCTGAATACCCTTAGGAATAGGCCCACGTTGAAGATTTCCAAGTGTTGCCATGCTAGCAGCCGGAATAGGTGGATACACTGGAAGCATTGAAAGAGGTCCATTTGTATTAGCAACAGCCGACGGACCAGGAACACTTGCGGCTGTACCATACTGCTCCTGATCATATGCTGTAGTAGCATACACACCAGTTCTTAAATACGGCCCGACATTAGCAAACAACGTACTAACCAAAGACTGAGCCAATGTCTGACTAATTAAACCAGCACCCTGTGAAGCAAACACAGCATGTGCCGATGTGTCTTGAAAATCATCAAACCCGATAAAAAACTGCAAATCGGGAAATGATGTATTTCCTTCAAACCTACCTTCACTTACACTCATAATATCTCCTCGGCGCTATGGCGCTGGTTAAACTAGAAAATCCTCAACATCCTCAGCAAAGTCTGGGTTACGAAGTTTATCGACTGGGGCTAGTTCATTTTCCTCTTTACCGTCTGTTAGAACTTGTGCTATTTTAATATCTCTCTCACCTAACAATCCTGGGTTACCATTAGAGTCCTGACAACGTGGACATACTAAAAGGCCACGTTCCCACTGCATATCAGCAATCTTACATTTAAAATCACACCTATCACAATAATGCCACGGCCCACTCCAAAATGAGTGTTTAGGATTAGCCGAGTTGAACTGCCCACCAGCCATTACTTAAACCTCTGGGGTACTGAGAGCAGGGACAATCAGTACCCCATTTTTCATAGCGATCGGCGAGGAGCCTACGGCTATGAACTTTTCTTGAGTATTTGCTCTAGTTCCTCTTTAGAAAGACCCTTAGCAAGTTGCTCAAGTTGTTGTAACGGTGTCAACCTAATACGAGGAGTTGGATTAATAGCTCTGGATTCAAGAAGTTTATCTGTCCATGTAAGATATTCTTCTTTGGTTTTATCCTTATGAGGACAAATTCCTCCATTGGCACTTCGGCCACAATTACAGTTATAACAAAGAATCTGATAGAGTTCTGGTTGATAATTGGCTACAGCATTAGCCATAATTTGATTATCAGCCAAATTTTGTCTGTGTTTACTGCCATCACTATTAACATGATCTAAGGTCAAGAATCTTGGCTCATCCTGACCACAGCAAACACACTTACCTCCATACATAGATAAAAAGGTAAGTTTAGTTCTAACTCTATCCCTTAATCCATAGCAAGCCTTACATCTATGCTTACGATTTTCATTCTGGTTAAAACCCATCTTAGCATTCTGACCAGCAAATGAAACTTGAAAAGCATTCAATGGTTTAAGCTTACCACAAGTATTACAAATTTTAGAATCCATTTGAAACCTCGTATAGGTAATTTTTAGTTATTTATGGCCCCTGCGTTCCCCAGACCCCTTGCCACCTTGTCGCGCCTGCTGACATACGAAGTCTTGTCTTTTGCTTAATCGCATCCGTATCAAAATCATCATCGAAATCAGTTTCTGGCCGAATACGATGAAATACCTTCAACGAATGGTCAATCTTCTCGGCTACCAAGAACCAAGCAGATGGACTGTTAAGCCAAGGAACTTCAATGTTCTTGTAATCTTCAGGCAACAAAGAGTTAATCGTATTGTCCGCTACGTAAGGCTTACCAGTAGAACCCAGAATCTCACGTACCAAGAAACGAAGTTCAGGAGGTGTAATCAGATTAACCCACTTCAAACGAATCGGGAAGCCGGTATTATCAATCATACGAGCTGCATGATTGGTAGCAAGCTGAAGTCCCGCTACGCTAAAGTCTACATCAACCGCCGGACGATTAGGATACGTACCAGGAGCACTAATCACACCGGCTACACCAGGTGCAATCTGAGTAGCCTGTGCGCCCCAGAGCAGATTATGCTGATTGTAGAACAAAGGATTACCGTCAACAGTAGTTACGGCTGAGGTAAATCCTTGGTTAAGCACATTCCACGCAATCATTTCTTCTGTGAAAGCAGCAGCACGCGCCAGCAATCCTGGACCTTTCTTTACAAGCCCATACTTATCATCTTCCCACAGTTCTTTGGAAGTTCTAATTCCAAGACTGTAAGTAAGATGAATATACCGTTTCGACCCACCTTGCTTCATTTCTGTGTAAGATGTGCTAGCATCTTCCGGTTTCTCTAACAAATTCTGAACACCAGCCATTTCAAGTTCTTGCTCGTATTCAGAATCAGATGTTTCTTCGTTGAATACCATCGGATAATCCGACTTCTTCAACTGGGCATCAAGGCTATCGAAGTATATCTTCTTAAGCCCCGACTGCATCAACTGCGGAAATTTCGCTCTTACTTGAGGCATATAAAAGAATCTCCTTCGATTAAGCCACTTGAACAGCGGCGGTTAGAAACACAAAGTTAACTGGTGCATTGACGTAACCAAGAGGACCAGCAGGGAGTCCTACAATCTGAACAATCGCAGAACCACCAGTCTTGTTCTTATCAACATACCAGAAACCGTTAGCATCTTTGGTCATACCATAAGTAAGACCGAGACTCGCCTGCACCGGAGTGTAGTCCGCTGCTACTAAACCGTTGCTGTTATCAAACAAGGCTTGGAAAATATTATCTTGATTCGGCTCCATATACAGAGTACGACCATCTGAAATAGGAGTACCGAGTGCAATATTAAAAGCCAAAGGCTCATTAGGTACTGAACCATATGTCTGAATAGCCCCAGGACCTGTAATCTGACCAAAATACGGAGTAGGTGCTCCAAGTCCAGCAGATCCTAGGTTAAGCCCAAATGACTCAGACACACCTAGAATACCCGCTGTAGTTGTAACTCCATCCCACTGTTGAACAAAGCCAGAACCATTAAGTTGTACAGGCGATCCAAATTGAAACGTCT